AGTGTTTAAAGATGGAAACCCTACATTATTAAAAAATAATAATAAGTCAGGGTTTTGTGCATTGTGGAGTTGGTTTTTTGCAGAATGTGTTCTTGTCAATCCAGATATACCAATTGATGAAGTATATAAAGAAGCAGATAAATCGTTAAGAAAGGATCCAATGAAAATTGCAACAATTATTCGTGGTTATTTTTTAAGTGTGAATGACGAATTGAAAGAAATGAAAGAAAAATATGATTCAATTACTGGAACATATTTGACGAAAAATAAAGAAAAAATGAGGAGGGATAATTTTATATTTGATTATTTGACAGAGAGCAAAAGAAAACTTCAAAAGAAACCGAGAAAAACATTTGTTGGCGGCGTAAATAAAAAACACCCGTTTATTTTGCCAGATGCAAATCCTGATGCAAAACCAGTGATAGCATAAAAGTAAAAAAAGGTAGTTAAACCTCTCTTTCTTTTTTCAAAATTTTATTCCGGAAATAACATTCAATCTATTCTATTCTATTCTATTCTATTCTATCTAATTAATTTGCAGATTCAAGTAATTTGCCAATGAATTCATTTTTGAGGATTGTAATTACGTGTTCGTCATCATCCTTATCACATAAATGGTTGGACCCTTCTTTATAACAATCTTCCATCTGGTCATAGAACTGCATGCCGCGGTATTTAAAATTAGTGATGCCGCAAGTGAACCACACTTTTTCTTTAAACGTATTTTTGTATTGTTGCCAGATATCTAAAGGTAATAATTCATCTGATTCTTCTTCGCTCCATTCACCGGTCTCCGTATCTATTTCTATTTTCTGCTTCATATAATTGGGAATAAGTTCATTGCGGATATCTGGAAAAATGCAAAGTAGGCGTTCAACCATCGCCGGATTTGGCATCACCATATGTTTTTCTAATGTTTTGTTTTTATTATATTTTTCTACGTAGATATGGTCATTATTGAACAATCCAGTAATCGCCAATGATAATAACTCTTTTTTGTAATTTTCTTGAGAAATCAGCAAATATAAAAGTCCTTCGTCGTTTGCCAACGAATTTTTTTCGGTTCGGTAATGAACGTGATTGTGCTTGGCATACAAATAAAATGACATAATAGGAGAATACGCGTGTTCATATATAAATCGGAGCAATTCGCCTCTGTTTTGCATCAACGCTTTTTCTAATAGGGTGATATATTTCATGTCTTTTATATTTAGGTGATAACCGACAAAACCCATAATTGTTTCGTTCGCATATAATGACGTGACTTCAAGTAGATCTGTAATGTCAGTAAATTCTTCTAGGTCCCATTCAATTGATTGTGAGTAATGATCTAAAAATGTCATTTCGTAGACCCATGCTATATCTAATGGCGAAAGTATATATGGGTATGCGTTATAACTTAACTCATACCAATCATCAAGTGCATCATACATAAGAACCGAAATGTATTGACAGACGTGACCCTTATAATATACTGTATTTAGGTCGTCATTTTCGCTCCATATAAATGCTTTAAATAGATTAATAAGCATTCCCACATCTTGAGTTCCGTCACTCTTGAAAAAAGTTGCGATGTATTTGACAACAACTGCTGGGATGCGAGGAATTGTAACTGTATCTAGGTTGCACATAATTGTCGTTTTCGTCGTTTTCGTCGTTTTCGTTTAAATTGGGGTGCAATATATCAGAAGTTATAAAAAGTTTTCGATTTTATTTAATATATTATTTTAATTATTTTAAATAAAATTGATTAATTGTTATTTTAATATATTTAATATATAAAAAGGAAACTTACAATATGATTTGTTTTTCGTCTGATTGTCAAAAAAAACTTACATTTATTGAGAAACAAGTTTGCAAATGTAATAATTGTAATAATTTTTATTGTACAAGTCATAGATTAGCAGAATTACATAAATGTTCATATAATTTTAAAGAAAGAAATGAAGAAGAGATACGTAAATATATTGAAAACAATAAATGTGTTGGAGAAAAAATGGTGAAGATTTGATTATGTTATAATTTAAAATAAAAACGATTTTATGTATTATAATTATTATATAGAAAAAAATGGTTGTAAATGGGATATAAATTGTTAATAAGCATATAGGTTGTTAATATACAATACAAACAATAATGTTGATTGAACAATAATGCCACTAATTCCGTCAGTATACATACTTCTAGAAACGCCTAATTTTTTGTAATATGTATTAACTAAATGCGGGAATAATTTTGAAAATTTCATTACGAATCCAAATAACGCACTTATCATAAAGGTCGCAATCATAAATGTTATGAATGTTTCTGGGTTTGTAGGTAATTTATGAACATTTAATATAATAACTTGGGTTACCGCTCCGACAAAACCTGCAATTAATGCAGCAGCCAATAAAGTATGTTTCTTAAAATACGGTTTTAAATAAAGGACAAAATCATTTTGTAGTATAGATGGTATTTTATTGTAATTTTCTGATAATTTCCGCAAAATAACATCGTATAATGCTGTTATTGTAAATGTTAGTATATATATATTAGAGTTGCATGTCATATGTAATTATATACATTCATGATATTATAATAATTTAAATTTAAAAAAATCGAAAACTTTTTTGATAATAGAGAAAAAATAACCTTTTACGAACCAACCAATCATGTCGCAAGATCACCCCGAAACGTTCAAGAAAATCGCTTCATACATCAAAGAAAGATGTATTCCTAGAACAAGTAATGAAATAATCGTTCCTATTAAGAGAATTGATGATATTCCAGTCAGTGTGACATTCACATATGAGGGTAATAATAAAGAAATCCATTATCTTGCATGTATTATTGAACTATCGCCAAAAATTAATTATACTATGGCAGAATTTATTGTGAGGAATTTTAATGATGAATTCCCATTAGAAAAAGGGATTCAACTTATTTTTGAAAAAATAGAAAAGTTGAAATATAACAAGATCAGTGGTTTATTTTATGATTACTCTAAAAATGATGGAAATTCAGGCGAAGAAAATATTATGGTTACGCTGTTTTCCATTTTAAAAAATTATGAAAACGTTTGTTCTTCCATAAGCGAGTGTTGCGTGTGCTTAGAAATAACTGACACACGTACATCGTGTGATCATAATGTATGTATTTCGTGTTATTCAAAACTTGATGTTTCAAACAAGAAATGGTCTCAATATGATGGAACGGATTTATTTTATAAAAAGTGTCCATTGTGTCGAGGTATTATTAAAAAACTTTTGCCTGAAACAGGTTGCAAATTAGAAGAACAACTTGGATTATAAAATTAAAAATTAAAAATTAAATATTAAATAAAAAATACTAAATAAAATAGAAAAATAAAGTTTGGAATATTAAATGTTCAAATGTGTAATTTTTTTTTACATTAATGTTTTATTTTTTGAGTCATACTCTTCAAGACATTTATCTGCTACAGCAAGTCCTAATTTTATATAATTTTGTTCTTCACATTCAGGAATGTTTTCAGGATAGATTGCATTAAGAATATATTCTTCTGGTAATCGCGGAATAAAATGCTTTAAAAATGATGACTGAAATGTAAGATTAGAATCTTCATTTTTAAAAACCTCTTTATTAAACTCTTCATCAGTTAAATGTGGATATCCTTGACGGACAATCTCATGATCAAGATAAATAATTCGCACACGTTTCTCAAGAGTTTCAGTATAAATAATAAATGTTGGAGGAAGATCACGAATTTCCTGGCGCTTCTTGCCACGATAATTTTCTAAAACAGGCATTGAACTAATTTTACCACTATTTTTTAAACTAGGTTTAAAGCAATGGATTTTATCTGATGATTCCAATGGAACATTGATTTCTAAATCGATAACAGTTGCTTTCGCGCTAACATTTTTACAGTCAATTCCAACAGATGTTATAAGTTGATGAACTGTTTCTTCTGCTCCTCCACCTGTCATAAATTTATTAAGATTTTCTCTTGGATTAAATAATTTTCTCAACATAAGTGTTCGACGGAAACAGTTATCTACCTTTGCTTGTTGACTCCTACAACAATCAAATATTTTCATCGCTGACAACGCATCTGGAAGTTTGCCAGGAATTAATTTGAATGAGGTAAGTGCTAACTTTTTTAAGTTTTCCATTTTTTCTTCTTCCTTTTTAAGAGTGTTTTCTTCCTTTTTAAGAGTTTTTTCTTTCTCTTTAAGAGTTTTTTCTTCTTCCTTTTTAAGTTTATCTTGAATTATTTCTTCCTTAGATCTTCGTTTTTTTTTACTAGAATCTTTATGTTTGTTATTACCACAACTTAGTTCCTTTATATGTGATTGTTCTTCTGTCATTTATATTATAGTGATAATACACCTACAATATAAAATTTTTAAATCGATTTTTTTTATATTATTATTATTTATTTATAAAATTATATGTCTTTAACGTATTATACAACACAAAATGAACCACAACAACATTAACTGCATTTTCAAACTGTTTATAAGCAATTTGATCATTTTTCGTGTAATTTAAAAATATATGGGAAGGATTGAAGACGAGCACATTCACACGGAGTAATATAACGACGTTCTTTTGCGTATATAGGTTGTTGCGAATTAGAAGAACGTCTTACGTTTTAAAATAATAACATTTATTTATGTTAATTACATTTTTACATACTTCACAAGAAAAATAATGTTTTTTGTCAATAACATTTCCATCTAAATCTATATTTTTTACATGCTTTATAATATTTTTATTGTCGAGTTTATGTAGTTTATTATCTAGATTATTATGTTGGTTAAATATTATTAAACATAAAGAACATACGGGTTTATATAAATATGTTTTCATTATATAATAACTTTATTATTTTTGGATTTTATACAGTCCTGAAAATAATATATTTTTTACACCTTTATACAGTGTTATATTATATAAACATAGATGACACATAAATAAATAATGGTATAAATGCTCCAAAAATAACACCATAGTTCTCTTGAGTTATATAAATAGGTATAGGAGAGAAATAGGAAAATACCTAAAATAAAAACGGAATTTTAAATGTCCAAATGTGTAAAAAAAATTATAGTTTTCGCGTTTTACGTTTTTTATTGTGTATATAACTATATAAATTAATTAATATCTTCATCTAAAATTTTGGGTGCTAAATGAATACGTACATAACTATTTGGATCGTTGTTATCGCCCAACAAATATTTCATAGTCATCGGTGTTTCTGCACTGAATCCAAGTATCATGTCACTTGATAATTTATTAAATTGGCACATCATTTGTACATATCGTAGACTATAAGACTGTTTTAACGTTGAACCTTCCGAAATTGCATATTCTTTTACTTCGTCCACATTAATAAGTGCTTTCATCGAACCATCTGATCCAGATGATACGCATTCAATATTGTTTTCATTGAATGTTAAAGTAAGATTATTATCAAAAATGGTAAGTTGATTAATAAGTGAACAAAAGATTTTAGATTCTACTGTCAGATCAACATTTGTATCGAACTCATGAGCATCCATTAGATCATTCTCAATATTAACTAATGATAACTCAAAATATTTATTGAATTGACTTGCCGTTGTATTTCCATTTTCAAAATGAATTGAAATTTTATCAGTATGCGGATAAGTAATAAATGAGACATCTTGCGTATCACTCCAAGTATTTAAAACTTTTTGTAACATTCCAATGTTAATACCAATGCAACCAAAATCGTTCGCTTGATCGAATGAGTATGAGTTAAACCAATTTGATGTTAAACTTGCTTCAAACAAGCAACAATGACTATCGTCTAAGCATTGAATATACAGGCGGTCCTCTTTAACATAAATGCATACATTTTCTGTGAAATTTTTTAAATTAGAAATAATTGTAGCAAACTGCTGGATTTTACGTGAGTCTGATAAGGTAATCTTCATGATGAGTCTTTGGTTTATAATATTATTTTATATTTAATTACTTTCGATTTTTATATTAATTAAAATAATTTTGAAAGCATTTTGGGGGAAAGAGGAAGATATCTTGAAGCAAAGCGTTTTAAACTACCTTCTTCACCAGGACCTTGTTGTATTTGTTTTTGCCTTATAAGACCTAATGGCGACTCGTCAATAGATTTGTCTTTTCTTCGCTTCTGAGTTGATTTCATAGTTGCAATTTTTTGTGGTAATTTTTTAATTGTATTTTCATAATAACTTATAGAATTATCTATATGAAGAAGTAATGTTTCCATTTTTTTTATTTCAGCATAAGCTTCAGTTATATTAGATGCAACCTCATCCCTAATTTTAATTCTATTTGATTCTAATGGATTCATAATTCTAACTTGATTGGACTGGATAATAGCATTTAACTTAACAATTTCATTTTGTATGGTTGCTTTTTGGTGTTGAAGTTTTATTATTATCACCCATTGTAAATATAAAATATATTATTTAAATAACATAACATCTAAAATAAGATAATTTTAAAAGTTGTAAAATAAAAATATAAATTAAAAAAGAGTTTATTCTTAAAATGTTTATTAATAATTTTAAATAAATATGTTTGTTTATTTAAAGCGACCCACACTCATGTTTGTGACCTTCCTTCCAATCTTTTTTTTGGCATACCAATGAACAATACCGAACTGCGCCTTCACAAGTCCCATTACACTTTCTCAAGTTATGCGAGGCACCGCAATAGGCACATTCTGGAATACGAATGTTTTCTGGACGTTTTTGTTGCTTGGCAAACTTCTTGATTTGCTTCATTGCTGCTTTCCATCCCTTTTGCCATCCGTCGCGCCATTCGTATTGACATCCTTCGCATCCGAAAAACTTTTCAGGTCCGTCGCCGTTTTCGTGGCAATGCGGGTCGTCACAGAAGTCATCGTCCTCGTCATCCTCATCCTCATCGCTTGGAACGTATTCGCTTTCGTCGTCATTGTCTTCTTCGTCGTCATCGTCTTCTTCGTCGTCATCGTCTTCTTCGTCGTCATTGTCTTCTTCGTCGTCATCGTCTTCTTCGTCGTCATTGTCTTCTTCGTCTTCTTCGTCTTCTTCGTCTTCTTCGTCGCTTGGAGTGTATTCGCTGTCGCTATTACTTACCTTTTCTCCGCAATCATAACACACGGTCACTTTATAACCGTCAGTCAAGAAGAATCCGGCACCATTATACATGCATTCGGAACACGACTGAATATCGCTCAATGGATAGTAACTATAGTACCAATATGTTCCCTTATATTCTTCTTGAGGGGAGGTGGGACGGTATTCATCGTGATAAATTCTTTGTGAACAATCTGCCGTCTCACGGTATTTCGTTTCACAAGTAGCACATACTGGTTCATTCATATTATCAGAACTATAATAAAATGAACCACAACCATTGTAGTTGCAGACAGAACACGTTTGAGGTTCCAACTCATCTTCTTGGTATACAAACACATGGTCTGCATATTCATCAAACTCTTCCTCCTCGCCTTCCTCAAAATCTTCCTTCTCTTTTTCCTCAACACACATACTACACACAGGAACGTTCAACCCATAGATGGTGCTATAGTAGAATTGGTCAGTGCCAGCCCATTTACAAACTGAACAATCATTATACTCATGGGCATTGTCACCAAGCGCCTCCTTGATGTGTTCGTGTGTTTGTTGAAGGTAGTTGTTAATCGCACTACTCAAGTACCACAACATACGTTGCGCTGGGCATATTATGAACTCACAATGTTTATCTTCGCCACAAGACAAACTGCAATATTCTCGCATTGTTGTGCTGATGATACGTTGTTGTGTTTTATAGACTTCTTCCTTTTCAACGAAATCAACAAGTTCTTTGATCGCGTTGAAGAACATATCGCTGTTTTCGGAGTGTTTATCATAAGGACCTTTTCCAACCAAAACCGCGCCCATATGTTTATCACTCGTCATACCGCGAAAGGTTTTCATCGGTGTGGTATACTTACATTTTCGACCCTTTTGTGACAACGGGTCATTTGTACACTTCATATACATTTCAATCAAACCGGTTGTTTCGGCGCGGGTAATATTTTTTTCATAAACAGAATCCATTGTTGATGCTTTGCTCGTTGGGGTTACTCTTTATTTATTATCAAAAAAAGTTTTCGATTTTTTTTTTAATTATTAAAATAAATAAATAATTATTTATATAAAATAACAACACGATTTATACATTACTATCATATACAGGGGAACTACTATAACATGGTTCTGCATACTTATTACAAAACTTATATAATACTGATTCAATAATATCAATACTTATATCATCATCTATATTATCAACAATTTCATCAGAAGTAGGATATCGTTCCTTATCTTTTTCAAAACGATTAATAAATGATTCAATACTTTCAATTTTAATATTATTAACTGAATCTGTGTTATTTGTAAAATTATGTGTTTTATTTATTGAATTGATTATTGGTTTATATACTACATTTTTGATTGATTCAATTGAATCGCACATATCAGGTTTTGTAATTTCTTCATATATTTGTTGTTGTCGTGTTAATGGTATTTTAATTCCCTTATCGTCATATTTCATTTCCCCTCCAGAAAATGTATCTTTAAATAACCTAATAATATGGGTTGGTACAGATTGACTTGTTTCGATTAATCTATCATATTCTTCTTTAGAAGATTTAATCATTTGTGTAACAGGTATACGCTCTACTGGTGATTTTGCTAATTCGATTTTTATATTTCTATGGAATTTACCCCATGCGATTGAACTAACACGATGCGATTCACACATTTCACTTATTTTTAAAAATTGCTGAATTGTTGTAATTATTCCAGCAACCAAACTGATAGTACCAATACCCATTGTAAAAATATCAACATATTCGGGCGGAATACGTTCTTGTGCAAAATTAGCAGTTCCAGTAAATGTACTCATTATAATAACGGGAATTGTAAACCATCTATTTTTTCGTGCGTATTCACGATGCGTTTTTTCATGTAACCATTTATAACATGTTGATTTATCGCCCCAATCAACTAATATTTGTTCATGCTGAGGTGACCAATTCACGTCATTTTTTTGTTTAGTTGTATTATATAATGTATCCATAATTTCATTATATTCGCTATCGATTTCATTATTAGAACTCATTTATATAATATATATCATAAATAAAAAATCATAATAAATAATATAGAATAAATGAATGAAGAAAAAATTACTTTTGATAAAACAAAAGAATTAAGAATTATTGTAAATGATATTTTTACAGAAATAGATACAAAATTAAAAATATTAACAAACTTATATAAAGATTTGGTAAAAACACATGTAGATAAAAATTATAGATTAGGAATAGACTCATTTCATTTTCAAAATAAACTTATGCAAATGGAGTATGACAATATGAAAAATATATCGGGGTTTATTGATAATCGAATTTATTGTGAATATTATAAATTATTAAAAATGTTATACAATTTTATAAAGAACGAAATAAAAGATAAGACAATTATTGATAAATTATTAATAATGCATAAACAGTATCCTATATATAAGGATTTAGAACCAAGTAAATTATATGAGTTTGATATTACTACTGAAATAAATAATACAATTGTAAATATAATTAAAGAGTTGAAATTATTCCTTAATAGTGAAAAAGAAGAATTATATAATAAACAAAAACAATCGGATATGGGAATAAATATAGATAGTATGGTACATGAACAACAGTATAATATTATTTTATTGGAAGAAAGAATTAATATGTTTGAAAATTATTTAACTACGTTCGGTAATCATCATTCTAAATATTTTAGTAGAATTATCATTAAATTAAAATTAATTCTTGGTATTGTAAATGAAGACTTCCATTTACAAAATACTCGTTCACTTCAATTAAGAAAAAAAACATCAAAAAATAATAAGAATAATAATACTATAAATGATATTGAAACAAATGATATTGATAATGATTCAATAAGTAATACATCTACGAATTCATCTAATACTCCTACTGCATCAATGAATGACCAAGAAGAAGAAAATGTTAGATTTTTAATAGGAAATATGTCCAATCGTATAGAAGTTGAAAATGAACTTAATACAATTCTTCAAAACATACCACAAGATGACAATGAAAACCGCGCTACACGTAATACTATTAAAAAAAAAAATTCAAGTGTAGAAATTTAATTGATTTATTTTAGTTATTAAATTTTTTTGGTTCAGCGTATAATTTAAAGTTTTTGTAATGGGTATATAAATTGCCGTTAATCTTATTTTCCCACGTTTTATAATTTAATATAGAACTAGAACATTGAATACACCCGGTAATATTTTGTTTTTCTGTATTATATACATTACAATATTCTATCTGTATATCCCACAAGTCTTCCCCTTTCCAATTTTGTTCCTTATTTGATTTTGTATTTATACTTATTAAAGGTTCATCATTTCTATCATAGAACCCACAATATTCGCCAATTCCTATAATTTTTCCTCCATATGGTTTAGAAGTCATAAAACATATTATATCACCTTTTTTAATTTTACTTACCATTGTTTTTATACATCCATTTTTTCCACGTTTTATTCCCCAAAGCGGGAAATTACTATTACGGAAGTTTTCACCATCATTCACTCTAAATATCCAACAATTGATTATATCGCATCGGTTCATAATAAATATATATTAATATGTATATTTTACATATTAAAATAAAAGTTTTCGATTTTTATATTAATATGTAAAATAATTATTTAATTTTCATCGACTGCGTTTACTGTATCTATTATTAATGAAGATATTTCGTTTTCAGTTGGGTCGACTGTAGCAGGAACAATTATAGAATGATCTAATAAAGTTGATTCATTGATAACAATATTATTTGATTTTTCGTTTTGTAATTTACTAACCGATAAATTTGTTTCTATTGAAAAACTTTGAAGATGCGTCAATGTTAATTGTAAATTCATAATAACATCTTCAAGCATTTTAACTTTTTCTTCTAATTCACCCATTCTTTTATCATGTGTACTAATTGTTTCATTAATTGCGTTATTTGATCCATTAATAAGTTTATCGCTTAAAATATTTAATCGTTGTTCATGTGTTTTTAATATTATATTTGTTGGTGCTGGACCAGTTAATTTTAAGGTAACTGGGTCAATATTATTTTCATATATTTCGGGGTTTTGTATTGTTTTATTTGATTGTATAGGTAATTGATCATTTTTATTTTTAGGTTTAATAGAACAACTTCCGTTTAATGTATTGCAATCAATAACTTTTTTTGTGGTCTCGGTTCGTCCTCTACGATTTTTTGCTGCGGCAATTGCGGCTGCTCCACTCATAAATTATATAATATTTAAAAATATTTTTTATATAATTTATATCCGCATTTCCATTTTAATTTTGTCAAAAGACGTATAATTATTAATTTCAATATCATCTAAAGAATAATCTTCTATTTTTTCCTTAATTGAATTAATATTAATAGTTGGAAACGGAAAAGGTTTTCGTTCTATTTGTTCTTTTAATGCATCTAAATGATCATCATATATATGACAGTTTCCTAAATGATAATAAAAATCACTAGCAACTAATCCACAGTGATGTGCAATTAAATGAGTTAATAAACTATAGGACGCAATATTAAAGGGAACACCTAAACCAACATCGCCACTTCTTTGATACATACTACAACTTAATTTGTTACCATCAGTTACATTAAATTGAACAAGAATATGACATGGCGGTAATGCCATTTCATTTATTTGGCAAGGATTCCAAGCAGACATCACTAAACGTCTAGAGTTTCTTGTATGAACATTTTTTAAACAAGTAATAATATAGTCTAATTGATCATCTCCTTTACCAGTATAATCATCGTTGCATGTTCCGTATTGTGCATTAAAATGTCTCCATTGATGACCATATACAGGTCCTAAATCATTTTCTTCTCTATCGTATAGTCCAATATCATCTAAATATTCTCGTGAAGCATTTCCATTCCAAATTTTTACATTTTGTTTTTGTAATATTGAATTGTCTGTTTTACCATTTATAAACCAAAATAATTCTTTAGCACATGTTTTCCAAGCAACCTTTTTTGTTGTCAATAACGGTATAACATTACCTTCTAATGAAAAATGCATTGCACATCCTATAACTGTTTTAGCATTTCCATTTCTTCCCGTTTCCATAATGCCTTCATTTAATATATCATCAATTAAATGTAAATATTGATATTCATCATGAGGGATTGACCCGTATTTTCCAGTTTTATTTTTCTTCAATATTTGTTTTAGCATTATATATATATTTATATATAACTTTTTATTTAATTTCTTTTTATAAAACATATGGATACAATATCTGAAAGTATGAAAACTATTCATGATGATTCTGCCGGATTTTTAAATTATGTTTTTAACTTTGATCATGAAAATAAATCACGTATGATTAATATGACACAATATACATTATTAACAGTTATTCCTGTTTTACTTATATTAAGAGGAATTAAACATGTTATTCCTGAAGAGGATGAGTCCAAAGGAAGTTTTGAAATTTTAGCAGAAAGTATGGCACAAATTATATTAATTGTATTATCAATATGGTTTACAAACAAAATAATTAATTATATACCTACTTATAGTGGAGAGGAATATCCTAAATTTAATGAAATATCATTTATAATTCCTTTTATATTAATTATGGCAACAATGCAAACCAAATTAGGTGCTAAATTTAATATTTTAATTGATCGTTTTATAGTATTAGTTATTGGTAAAAAAGAAGAAAAAATTACACAAAATACATCACAACAACAAAATGTAGTTAGAGTTACGCAACCTATTTCTGGTCAACACCAACCAAGTCAAGCAGATTATTTAGATACAAGTCAGTTACTTCCATCTAATCCCCAAATGTCTGCAATGCCGCAAATGCAACAACCACCACAACAGATACAACCACAGAATGATTTTAATAATATGTATGCACAATCGAATGAACCTATGGCAGCAAATGATGGGGGTGGATGGGGTAGCACTTGGTAAAGGTAGTTAAAGTAATAAAAGGTAATAAAAGTAAAGAATTGGTATAATTAAAAGAGTTAAAAATTGGTAAAGGTAGTTAAAGTAAAAAAGGTAGTTAAAGTAAAAAAAGGT